CTTACGCAAACGCATACGAACGTTCTTAAACATGTTGCCGGTATCGTAACGTCCGGGCTTTCCGCCCTTAGCAGCGCGGGCCTCACCAGTAGGTGTAGTAGACGAAAGAATAATCTGGCGAATAGTGGTTACACCCTCGGAAGCAATGCTTTGCAATGCGGGCCAATAGACCTCTTCTGCAACCTTTTCGGGGTAACCCAGTATTCTAGCTCGCACAGCGTCAAAGGCTTTAGCCTCGGTCTTAGTGCGTATACTTGCCCATTCTTTAGCCATTATTGCAACCACTTAACGTTAGCTTCACACACAATGTCCGTTACCCAAGCATTAGAGCTAGCAATAGTACCGCGAACCTCTAGATAATAGTTAAGAAGTTCGGGATCGTCAGGGCAATCCGTCACGAAGATCATATCGTCAACTTGAATGCCTGTACTACGGTTGTCCACCTGTACTCGCATCAGCCTACGACCGGTAGGGTCTTGGGCAACCATTTCGTCACCGATGATTCCATAAGGCTGAATACGCGCCTTACCGGAGAATACGTCGGTGAAAGTACCAGACCATTCGCCGGTATTCTGATCATAAACAGGCTGAGCGCCTGGGTCTTTACGCTTAGCTGTAAACGATGCCAACATGAAGCTAGCAACAACCGGCGTATGGTGTGTAGTCCAACGCGGATCGAGTGCTGTTCGCTGCATCAAGTACATTAAACGTTCCAGTTCCACTCAGTAAGCTCAGGCACGGGCTGATTAGCCTGAAAGTCAATCAGTTCAAAGTAGTCAAGCGTACCGCGTGCATCGGCTTTATCGGCTTGATCAAAAAGTCCATTAGCCTTCTTAATAAGAGAGTCAGAAACCAGTGCACCGTTAGTTTGCAAGTCCTGGGTTCTAATAACCTTGCTGATCAGCGCCTCGCTCGTGGCGATAGCCATAACAGCGTAGCCAGCGGCACGGAGGGTATTGCCGTTAGCGGCGTCTAGGTAAAGCTGTATGTCGGCATCTTCGAACATATAGTTGCCGTCATAGATAGCCTCTTTGTCCGGTATTAGGGCACGGACTGTATCAATGTCTGTATCTGCCATTGTTCCCTCACATGCTAAAAGCCGGAGCCATTCCAAAGGGAGTGGCCCCGGCTCATAGGGTTTGAACTATATTAGGTTAGGCTGGAATACCCTTAGAAACAGCAGCAGTTTCGAACGCAATACCAGCAGCCCCAACAAAGTGACGAACACGGAACTCAATGTCGTCGTTAAGGAAACTACCCTCACGTCCAGGAACCTCGCCACCGCCAAGGTAGTTACCTGTAGCAGATGCGATACGAAGCTCAGGAGTCTCACGACCACGAATCTTCGAGAACACAACAGCAGGGCGAATACCGGCAGAAGCGTAAGGCAGAACGTACCACGTAGTGTTACGGTTTGCACTCTGGTCGATGATCGGCAACCAAGGGTTCACGATCAACTGAATACCGCTCAGCGGGTTCGGAATGTTATACTGTCCGTTTACCGGGTCAGTAACAAGGAAGCTCGAAACACCAAGCAGACGGCGAGCCTCGGCTTCAAGAGCCGGAGGAACCATAAGAGCAAACTGACGAACCACAACAGGGTTACCGTTGTAGGTCTTGCTACGGATAACGCTAATAACGTTCTCGATAGCATCTACAGAAAGCACCGGGTCATTGGCTGCAAAGCCATTTGCCGTAGAAACAAGGTTTCCGTTGGTGTTGTTAAAGAACGTTGCGTTCGGACCCGAAGGTGACGCAAGCGCCTCAGTAGCAACAATGTCTTCCTGGTTACGTGCAAGCTGAGCAAGCTCGGTAGGAAGCGTTTCAAGAACGCCCCACTCGTCGTTCAAAAGCATTTCGAACGAGAAGTTAACGCGAGCACCGTACTTAGCAACACCGAAGCTAGTTGTGCTAGCTGAGAAGCTGAAAGTAGGGAACTCAGTCAGTTCAGGAACGCGGGGGATACCGCCAGGCGTAGCCTTAACAGTAGTCTCTCCACCGTTCTGCTCTGGCAGGTTGCTCAGATCAGGGAACAGGCTGTAGAAAGCCTGGGGGCGAAGGTCGTTTACGTTGTAAGGACGTGTGTACTGAGTGTAAACAGACGGAATCTGCTCGTACTGGTCCAAGAAAGCAACCTGAGTAACAGCCTTAAGAGCGGTCGGGAAGTCCGACGTGCTCATAGACTCTTCTGCGAAGGTGTCCTTAACTTCCTTCTTAATCTGACCCTGGGCTACAGAGTCACCATTAAGAGCACCGTTAAGAAGCTTAGAAACCTCTTCTAGTCTCTGCTTCGAAATACGCATTAGTTATACAACCTTACAATTACAAGCTGGTTAGCTGTCGAACCCTTAGCGCTTAGAGCGTGTCCAAAAACCGGGTTAGCACCAGAGTTATCGGTTGTCGTAAGCGTGTTCGATGCGGTAATGATGTAAACAGGGGCACCTACAGCCAGCGTAGTCGTAGTGCTCACAGGGAGGTTAAACGCACCCTTTAGCGCCACGGACGCATAGCCAGCCTTGTTAGAGCTAGCTGCCTGGTTGTACGGGCTGCTCTCATCAATATCTACAGAGCCCTCGTTAGTAGTGGCAACGGCGTTAAGCCCACCAATACGAACCGGAGCACCTGATAGAGTACCAGTCGGAACAGGGAGTGACAGGTAATTAGCATCCTTGAACACTTCGTTCTTAGCCATTACTTATCCTTCTTTGTCTGCCATGCACTAGGTAGTGCAAACGTAGCCGATTCCTCGGCCTCTTGGTCGTCAGTCTCGACGCTGCCCTCTTCTGAGTCTGTATCCTCAGAGTCGGACTTCTGGTGTGCCTCGATATATGACTCTTCCGCAGCAATCAGTTCAGCCAGAGGCTTCTTGGTTGCCTTGTGAAGTTCGAGAACACGAACACGACCGTCCTTGTCAAGCTTGCTGCTGGTCAAAGCCTCAGCAATCTCAATCGGGTCGGCCTCAGACTCCTGAGCATCGTCGGTGTCGTCCGCAGGCTTAACAGCCTTAAGGGACTCTTCGACCGCTGTCAGGCGAGCATCGAAATCAGACTTTAGACCTGCGATTGCCGCAAGGACTTCATCCATGTTTTCGTCTCTTTCTTCTTGAGCTTCCGAATCGGCTTCGGAATCCTCTACCGCAGATTCAAGTATCTGCATGATCTTTCCGCCAGCGCCAGCCTTTACTACAAAATCGGCGCTACGTGCCTCGGTAAGCTCAGTGAACACAGGAACACTCTTACCGTTTATATTACCCGCAATGGTTTTACCACGGGCACGAATTGAAATACCTATTTTATCCTTTAGCGCTTTGATCTTAGGAGCTTGATGCTCAAAAACCTCAACCTCAGCGTAAAGTCCATCACCGTCGTAATAAGCGTCTTCGGCTAGTTCACCGGCATAGGTATCAATGCTACCGAACGGCTTTAGTACCTTCTCATCGGGAGTCTGATGATCAATGTACATCGGCGTACCCTTTTTGAAGATACGGGGTCCATCACGGAGCAATGTTTCAGCCGGGTAATAGCCCGAAGAGCCAAGTCGGTTACCCTCAATAAGACGAACCTTATAACGAGTACCGCTTAGTTCTTTGAATTGGCCTAGATCGGCCTCAAGAATATCTGTGAGCATAGTTACCTGAAATCTAGTATAACATAAAACTTAATAAGATTTATTTCTTACTGTCTTGTGCTCTATTATCTCTAGCTGAATTAGGTGTATTCAATGCTCCACCTTTAGCCGCAATTCCGCCAGACTTACCCTGAGCGGGAACAGCGCCACCATTATCATTATTCTGGTTTTGCTGTGCCAATTGCTGAGCCTGTAGCTGAGCCTGCTGGAAGTCCTGCATAGCCTTAGGGTCGTCTTCCATAGTAGGAAGATCATTCCAAGGCTTGTAAGGTGCGATGTTGAACACATCGAGCGCTTCCTTACGAGCTTCCTGCTTGTAGATGAAGCCTTCTTCAACAGCAACACCAAGAGCAGCAACACGGTCCTTAGTAGAATCAGACTCGATCTGAGGCCATGTCACAGTCGCTGATTGTGCGCCAGTAGGTCCGTCAGTTTCGGCTACTGCTTCTTGTGCTGTCGCATTCTTAACAATCGGCTTACGTTCACTCGCCACGGTGAGGTTAGGCGGCGTAATGTCAGCACCCCAGAACTCGAACATGTCTAGGAATCGCTGGCTGTGCACAAGCTGTCGCGTTTGCATTGCTTTCAGGGTAGGCAAGTCCAGCGTCTGAGCGCTAGCCCTGTTACCTGTTCCGGCATCACTTGTCAGTACAATAAGCGACACTTCCAGACCCGAAGCAATGGCAGCAGCAAGGGGGCTACCCTTCGTGAAGTCTACGGAACTACCGACCGCAGGGAGTGCCTGAATTTCCCCGGCAAGGCCAGTTACAGCCGTAGCACCGGAACGGCTAGGTTCACCCGTAATCGGGTCTCGTGCCGGTGGTCGCGCAACCTGTGCGCTGGCAGCAGCAAGACCGCTTTGCGATCCGGCTTTGATCTGCCAAGCAATTCTTGAGTACGCCTTAACAAGGTTAGCGTTATCCTCAAGATACTCTTTGTAAGCCTTAGCCCAGAATATCACCGCAGCAATATCCGGCAAGCCCCACTTCCAGCCAATTTGCTTATTGACCGCAATGTGGTGCATCACATAGTTCTGCTCAACACCAGCGTCATTCCAGCGACGAGGCAGTGACTTACCGCGCTTTTCAAGGTCGCGGTAGTATTCCAGGCTGGCGTAATACTTAGTAACAGTTGTTACTGTTTCTTGCCCGGTTGAAGCATTAGTCTTAGCAACCTTGTATTGACGCTTGAAATACCAAATCTCTTCTTTGTCAAGGGGGTTGGTAACAGCGCCGACTATTTCATCCAGCCCGACACGGAAGGCTGTAGCGTCTTCGTTATCAATAGGCAGAGCAGTGAACGCATTCCCATCCGTGGCAAGCACACGCTCATACTCGTGGTAAGCCTGTGTTGAGAACAACTTCTTACGGTTCTTGTCAAGAATGTCCTGAATTTCGGTAACGCCGTCGAATGTTACGCCGCGTCCCCAAATGTAGCTAATTCTGGCTTCAACACCGCGTTTAACGAACGGGTTAGTAGAAACTAGCGCCCTAGAAACTTGTGCCATTTTCTTAACGGTTCTAAGCGGCATTTCGTTGGCTTCTTGCTCGCTTAGCGGCGACCAACCGATGTTATCGAACGCATCGCTTACTCGTAGCAAATCTTCTTGCGCTTCACGCAGTTCTGCTACGTCTTGACGCAAATAGCCCATTTCTTCAAGCAGTGCGTTGTTTTCCATACGCAAAGCCAGCCGTTCGTCAAGAGAACGGTCTGATTCCTGCATCAATTCGAAAGCGCCCATATCTAGTTAATCATACCATA